CTTGAAGCTGGCACAAACGTCGAAAGAGGTTGAGTCTGTACAGCGCAACATCAAGACCATCGAAGACGATTTGAGCAGAATTTCTTTGTCTGATTTCGTGCAAGATGAAGCAGTGCCTCAAACTCTTGGCGAAATACTTGCTTTCCGCAATAAAATCCGACAAGCAAAAAGGACCGCTGAAAAAGGTTTTATAGAAGGTCCGACCACAGCGCAACTGGCTGTACTGGACAACGGGGTGAATGTTGCTATTCAACAACGCATCAACGACGGGCTGGCTGGTGGAAGAGACGCAAATCTCGAGGCTTTGAGCACGGCAGAGCGGTATGCGGACTCTTACAACCGCGTGTTCAACCAAACTTTTGCGGGCGAACTTGGACGCACCAAGGCTGCGGGGGCGGATGTACTCGATCCAGAGACAGCATTGGATCGTTTGTTTTTGGGCATGGATGGCACCCAAGCCAAACGAGTAGAAGACATGCTGGCTGCCATGCGTTTTGAAGGCGTTCAAGATGAGGACTTGTTGGGATCTGTTACCGGCGCGATGGACGCTTTTTTACGTGACAAACTTGCTCGCATGGCTACACCAAGTAGTCGACTAAACCCGGTTACAGGAGAGCGAGAAGAGTTCCTGCAACTTACTCAGAAACAACTAAATAATTTCAAAGACCAATACAAAAATACGATATTGGCTTTAGATCCAGACGGAGCGTTGCTGGATGATTTGTCGGAAGTTTCCCGCGCTCAAGTGGCTTTAGAGGCTGCGTTCGACACAGCCAGCGATCGTGCAAAAACTCGCGCAAAGGAAGCTACCCTTGGTGCATTTTTGGAAGCAGAAAGCGCCGAAAAAGTTATCACAAACATTTTAGTTAGCGATTTTCCAGAGCAACGCCTGACACAAATTGCAAAAGACATCAATCGAGCTTCGGGTAACGACGCTTACAAAGACTCGTTGCGACAAGGCTTGTTTTCCACGGTGCTTGGGTCAGTAATTTCCAAAACTAGAGCGGCTCCAACACAAGATGGGAAAGCGGTTGTTGATTTTCGCAAGCTGTATGACGTGTTGTACGACACTCAAAAAACAAAAGACATTCACGGTTTCAACAACTTCAAAGAAGGGGGCGTGCCTTTAGCTAAGGTTCTCGAAAACGCCGGGGTTTTGCCAGAAGCGGAAGCCAAGTCGCTCAAAGAGTTTTTGCAACGTGGGAAGAACTTACAAGAGGCTCTCAGTGAAGGCGCGGACAACTTTATAAATTACCAAGAAACAAGTGCTATGAAAGACTTTGTTGCGCGCTTCGGTGGCGCACAAGCAGTGTCTGAGGTCGCAAAGATGCTGGGATTAACTCCTACAATCCAAACAACAGGCGCGGGTGCCAAGCTTGCTCAAAACCAATTTCTGGCGTTACCCCAAATGGCTTTCAAAGACTTATTGATAGACATTTCAAAACCCGGTGGAGCTTCTGCTTTGGCTAAGGCGCTACGTGCTGGCGCAAGCGAAAATGAACAAGTAGCGGGGTTGAGCCGCTTTCCCGGCTACCTCGCGTCTCGCTTGCTTCGGGCACCCAGCTATGTAGCTTCGCTTGGTGTGCGACCCGTCGAAGAGTCAACACCGACTCCAATACCAGCGCCTCCTGTAGCACCCCCGATCGCGGGACCGGCCCCGGCAGCTTTGACATCACAGACGCCACCTGCAGTAGCGCAACCCCCAGCGGCACCCGACCCTACGATAAGGCAACGCTACGCAGCGTTGTATCCAAACGATCCAGTGTCTTCACTGATCGAGCAACAGGGCATAGCAGGCTTGCCACAAGCCCCTAGATAAGCCAGCTACGCGCTTCCTCGCCCAGCACTTGTTGGGCGAGGTTTATCTTGCCTTTTAACGCTTGGATGATCTTTTCATCCACAGTTTTAGGACTGACTAGATCCACATACAGCACATGGTGCTCTTGACCTATGCGGTGAGCACGATCTTCTGACTGCAATCGAATCTCCAGGTCATAGGAGTTGTTGTAATACAAGACGTTAGTTGCCGCTGTGAGCGTCAAACCGTAGCCCCCAGTGCGTGGGTTGGCGACAAAGAATCGCACTTCGCTGTCAGGGTCTTGAAAGTTCGCAACGATGTCGGCTCTGTCTTCTGGGGGCGTGGCTCCGTAGAAAGTCGCCACGGACCTTGGTCCATAGGTGTCTTTCAGCGTTTGCTCAATCGCTTGTATGTCATAGACATACGATGCCCAGATAATCACCTTGCCCATCATTTCGCTGATTACTTCAAGCATTTCGTTCATACGGTTGCTTGGCAGAGCCTGTATTTCGCCGTCGTCTGTGCGTAAATGACCGCAGCAAATCTCTTGCAACCGCATAATCTGTGTCAGCACGCTCTGGGTTGTGGATAACTCACCACGTTCCAACATAGCAAGAGCAAACTGCTTCATCTGCTCATACGCGTTTTTCTGTTCTTTTGTAAGCTCAACAGTTCTTTGGGTGTAGATCTTGTCGGGCAAGTCGAGGCAATCTTCTTTCAACACGCGATGACTAAAGCAATCTAGCTTTTTGTTGAGTTCATCTAGGTTTCTGTAGCCAACAATTTGTTGAAAGCTGCGAGCACCGAACTTGCGCGATTGTAGTTGTGCGTAGCGGCCTTGGAAGGCGTAGTAGCTATCAAATCCAAGCAGTTTTGCGCCTAGAAAGCCGCACTGACTGAACAGGTCCATCGGGTTCTTTGTGATCGGTGACCCGGTTAGGATGCGTCGGTATTTAGCTTTTTTGCCAAGGGCTATGATGTTTTTCGTGCGCTGCGCTGAACGGTTCTTGATCGAAGTGCTTTCGTCCACCACTACGAAGCTGTCTTGATTCAGATCTAAAAACCGGTTTGCGACGTCTTTGCCTTTCTTTGTAGACAGGGCTTCCGTGTTCATGACGAATATTCGGAGGACGCCCGAAGCTTTGCGTGTAGCTACATCTCGCAGTTCCGCTTTGAATTTTTGCGTCACGTTTGGTTGCCAAAGGACTACTTTGCGCTCAATCCGATCCGGTAAATGTTGCGGTATCTCTTTGTCGACCCAGTTCGCGTACACGCCTTTCGGAGCGATCACCAGAGCAGCTTCAACGCGCCCCGTTTCGTACAAGGCTCCCAAAGTGTCTATAGCAACTTTTGTTTTTCCAGTTCCCATTTCCATAAACAGAGCGAACGCGTTACGCTCCCAAGACTCATCGAAGGCGATCTTTTGGTGGTCATAGGGTTCAGTTTTAAATAGATACATTTGATTTCTTTTTGATTGACATCTAAGACAATATAAGATTAATCTTCGTTTGGGAAGTGTCGATAGGCACTTTATTCATTAACTCGATAGAGGACAACGAAATGGGTCTACTTGACGAAATGGAGGGTGACAGCACGAATGCACTCGAAGTTCCGAACGACTCTGGCCTCGGTGCTGTTGCCGGTCTTGCAGAAAAAATTATTGCAGGCCAGAAACGCGTCGAACAGCTAGAGACAGAACTCAAATCGGCAAAAGCCAGTTTGCTCAAGCTTACGGATGAGGATTTACCTGCAGCGATGCAGGAACTAAACCTTTCTACTTTCAGTCTGCGCGACGGCAGCAAAGTCACTATCAAGCCCACCTACGGCGCACGCATCAGTAAGGAAAACGAGGACAAAGCCTTTCAGTGGCTACGTGCTCGAAACGAGGGTGATCTGATAAAGAACACCATCACCTGCCGGTTCAACAAAGAACAAGACAATGAAGCGTCTGCGCTGTTCGATGACCTTGCAAAGCGAAAACTTCAGCCGGAACGCAAAGCGGAAATCCATAACGCAACTCTTCGGAGTTGGGCCAAGGGCCGCATAGAGGACGGCAAAGAAATTGACATGGAGCTTTTTGGGGTGTGGGTAGGTCAACGTGCAGAAATCAAGAGAGGTTAGGATGGCTGATAAAGAGAAAGACAAAGAAGTAAGCGAAGCAAAGAACAAGGACGTCGCAGTAGTCGACGCTTCGATGTTCGAGGCCGACGCGGGTGTCGGAATGCAAATGGATCAAGATGATTTGGCGCTGCCATTTTTAAAGATCCTGTCCGGTAACGACGAGATCCTAGAGGTGATCGATGCGAAGCCGGGTGACGTATATAACACCGTCACGGGTGCGATTTACAAAAGCAAAGACGGGGTGAAAGTCATTCCGTGTCACTACGAGCGTAGATTTCTCATGTGGGCACCACGGGGCAGTGGCTCTGGCGCACCGTTGCAAAACTACGGCATCGAGGACGACCGCCCGGAAACCAAGCGTGACGAGAGCGACAACAAAGATTACGTGGTCGGTGGCGAGGGTGAGTACCTCGAAGAGACGCACCAACACTACGTGGTCGTCGTAGAAGACGACGGTACTTTCAGCACGGCGCTGATACCGATGAAGTCCACGCAGCTTAAAAAAAGCCGTAAGTGGAACTCAATGATCGCGTCTCGCACGATGATCAATGGGAAGGGCGAGGCGTTCCAGCCGCCCAGATTTTCACACGTGTATAAGATGTCGACCATCAAAGAAGAGAACTCCAAGGGCTCTTGGCATGGATGGAACATCGAACTGGACGGTCAGGTTGAGGACGCGAATGTCTACCGGTCTGCCAAATCGTTCTATGAATCCATTCGTGGTGGAGAAGTAACGGTGAAGCACACTGCTGACGCTCAAGAACCAGAAGGGGCTGAACCCTTCTAACCGCACAGGCAACCCGGTGTCTTGAGGCCCTGCACGCCGTTCTCAACCGCAGGGCCGTCCGGGACCTTGGAACAAAGATGATAGATAAGTTTTCCACGATTTTCGATGGATTGAGGGCTGCCCACGGCACCTTTAAGATCGAAAGGCGTAATGAAAAAGGCAAGGCCACCGGTAAAGCGATGATCGTGCGCGAAGAGCGGACGAAAGAAACGTGGCAAATGCATTTGGACGGTACTCAGTCCATCGGCATCATTCCAATCAACGAAGACAACCTGTGCCGGTGGGGTTGCATTGACATCGATGAGTACAACTTCGACCACACCGAACTGATCGAAAAACTCAAGAACCTGAAGCTGCCGCTAGTGGTCTGTAGAAGCAAATCTGGCGGCGCTCACGTGTTTTTATTCACAGACGACTTTATCCCTGCCAAAGACATGCAAGACGTCTTAACGCGCCTCTCTGTCGGTCTGGGGTACGGTGGCAGTGAGATCTTCCCAAAACAGATCGTTTTGAACCTTGATCGCGGCGACGTAGGCAACTTTTTGAACATGCCTTACTTCGACCATGAGAACAGCCTGCGCTACGCGTTCAACCCAGATAGCAGTGCCGCAACCATAGAAGAGTTTTTCGAACTGGTCGCTGAAAACGTGCAGACGCACGAACAAGCTTTAGCTTTGTCTGTTGAGCAAGACAACAGTCTGCCGCTGCAAGACGGACCCCCGTGTCTTCAGATCCTCTGTAAAGACGGAATAGGTGAAGGCGCAAGAAACAATGGCCTGTTCAACGTAGGCGTTTATTTGCGTAAGGCTTTCCCTGACACATGGGAGACAGAAATCCTCCAGCACAACATGAAGTTCATTCACCCGCCGCTGCCTTTGGGTGAGGTCAACGCGGTTGCCAAGCAGTTACATAGGAAGGACTACGCGTACAAATGCAAAGACGCGCCGATCAATTCGGTTTGTAACAAAGAACTATGCATGACCCGTAAGTTTGGGATTGAAGCGGTGGTGTCGGGTGTGCAGATCGCCAATCTGCGCAAGTACAACTCGGTGCCTCCAGTGTGGTTTTTGGACGTTGAAGGTAAGCCTTTGGAGATGCAAACAGACGACCTTCTAAACCAAATGGCATTTCAAAGAGCATGCGTCGAGCAACTGAACTTTTACCCGCGCACAATGAAGAAAGACATGTGGGAAACTCGTATCAACGCGTTATTGAAGGAGATGCAAGAAACTGAAGGGTCTATCATCGAAGTGTCGGAAGATGTCAGCGTTAACGGCATATTCAAAGAGCATCTAGAAGAATTCTGCACAGGTCACCAAGCGGCTGAAGATAAAGAACAGATCCTGCTCAAGCGGCCGTGGACCGACGACGAGACCGACGAAACGTATTTCCGGTTGAAAGATTTGGAGGGTCATTTGAACAAAGCTAATTTCAAGCACTTCAAAACGCATCAGATAGCCCAGCGGCTACGCGACGTGAACGGTGAGGCCACTCAGTTGCGCATCCAGGGTAAGGTCATACGGTTATGGAAAATACCTGCCCACAAATTCACAAAGACGGTTATTCGTGATCCACGGTTTACCAAAGATGAGGAGATCCCGTTTTGAAAATCGATAAGGGCATAGAAATTCCGTCTAAGGCGGGTTGGGGACGCTGGATTCACTTGATTGAAAAAATGGAGATAGGTGACAGCGTTGAAGTGGTTGATGGCAAAGAACGTAACGCCATACGCAAAGCGATGACTGACGCGGGCTACGGGGTTGTGCAGCGCAAAAACCACAAAGACTCAACGGACGACAAGGTCTTGATACGACTCTGGCGGGTTAGCTGATGCAAAGGCTTTTCGGGCCGCCGGGGACGGGGAAGACGACCACGCTTCTGAATCTGGTCGATAAGGCGTTAGCTGACGGTGTCCCGTCCACTCAAATAGCCTTCTTCGCGTTTACGCGAAAAGCTGCCACAGAGGCCAAAGAACGCGCTGCGGAGCGGTTTGGTCTCGATCCTAAGTCCGATCTACCTTTCTTCCGCACGATCCATAGTCTTGCCTTTCATCTTACTGGGTTGAAGTCTGAACAACTTATGACCGCCCAGCATTATCGTGAAGTTGAGCGCAAGATTGGCATCGCGCTTGTCAGTGGTGACGTCCCTCGTTACGAAGTCGAAGAGGATTTGAGCAACAGTCTGCGCAAAGAGTCACCGATCCTGCGATTGATCACCCTGTCAAGATTGAAAAAGAGCGAACTGCAAAGCGAATACAATGCCAGTGATCTTGAATACACATGGCTGGAAGTGGAATACGCAGCACGGGCCTTGGCCCAGTACAAAAAAGAGTTTGGCGTTTATGACTACACCGACATGCTTGAGCTCTTCGCACGGTCTGCCCATGAGACATGCCCGTCGTTCAAGCTTGCCATGCTGGACGAAGCGCAGGATCTCAGCCCGTTACAGTGGGACATTGCCCACGCCATCGATGCAAAGTCAGAGCGCATGTACTGTGCAGGCGATGACGACCAAGCGATTTACAAGTGGTCTGGGGCCGATGTGGAGCACTTCATAAACTTACCCGGCGGCAGCGAGGTGCTAGAGCAAAGCTTTCGCATCCCACGCCTCGTACACGAAGTGGCTGACAGGATCTCACGCCGGATCAGGCACCGCTTTCCGAAGTCCTACTTGCCAAAGTCAGAAGAAGGGCGGATACAAAACATTTCTACCTTTGCAGAACTGGACATGACTCACGGCTCTTGGCTCTTCTTGTCGCAGGCAGCGTACTTTTTAAACCCGGTACGCGATCATCTCAAAAGCCAAGGCTATTTCTTTGAAATGCAGGGGCGACAAAGCCTGCGCCTGAAGGTTCGTGAAGCCCTTGAAGCATGGCGCACGCTACAGCGGGGCAACCCGATCACATACGATCTGGCAAAAGTTTTGTATTCTTATATGACAGGTAACGGCGTGCGGGTTGCACGCGGTCACAAAAAGATTCTTGGGGAAGAAGACGATACGTTCACGTTTGAGGAGTTGCGGGACACCAACGGTTTGTTGGCAACCCTTGACATGTCGTGGAACGAGGCGCTGGACAAAGTACCAAGTGTTGACGTCGCGTACGTCAATGCATTGGTGCGCAGAGGCGAAGACCTCACAGCACCTCCGCGTATCAAATTATCAACAATCCACGGAGCAAAAGGCGGTGAAGCAGATAACGTGGTGCTGTTTACGGATTTGACGGTCGCTGCAGAGCGGTCGATGGACGCAGATCCAGACAGCATGCATCGCGTGTTCTACGTTGCGGTTACTCGCACAAAGAAGAACCTGTTCACCGTGCTGCCAGAAAACTTTTATCGGAGCTACACGTTGTGAGCGACGAAGACATGGTTCATCAGCCGCCGCACTACGCGGATTCTGAAATCGAATGCATCGATGCGATGGTGGCCGCTTTCGGGCGGGACGCTGTCAACACCTACTGCAAGCTTGCCGCCTTCAAATACGTTTGGCGTGCAGGCAAGAAGTTTGATGCAGAAGAAGATTTGAAAAAAGCGATCTGGTACTTGCGCTTCAGTTTGGAGGACGACCCAAGGAGCTAAGATGGAGAAAGAAACGCGCTTGCAGTTTCCACTGTTTACACCAAACGCGGAATGGACTGCACCTTTCGAACTGAAAGACATTACCGACGCAAAAGAGATCGCTATTGATCTCGAGACACGCGATCCAAACCTGAAAGAGTTTGGGCCTGGGTGGCCTCGCAAGGACGGTGACGTTGTCGGTATCGC